AGGCAACCGCGACGCGCGCCTGCTTGTCGTTGAGAACAAGTACGCTGCGCTGGAGGCGCGATTTGAGGTCATGGCTGACGATATCGTTGAGCTTAAGGAGAACACCAACGGACTGGACGTTATGATTAACCTCGTTTATGACGACGTGCAGTGGTTGCGCAACAATTGGAGGGGGCAGTAGGGTGTCAACGGTGCGCAGTTGGGCTGACTTCATCTGGAGGCTAGCGGAGAACTTCGCGAGCATGAAGATGGAGGTGCTCATTTTTGCGTCGTGGGCATTGGCTAAATCAATCTTATCCCCCGGGGAGTGGCTCGTGGTTGTTGGCATCTGCCTAGGCACGCGTGCTATTAACGAGATACAATGGGCACGTTATAATGCTACGCAAGTCTCTGCCGGTCTTCAATAGGCTAACGGAGGCGTTGGGCTATACGCTTCACGACAAGCAGCGGGAGGTTGCGGAGGCGTTTTTTGCCGGCAACCGCTTTATAGTTGTCATCGCCGGTCGGCGTAGTGGAAAAACACTCCTCGCGGCGCTGTTGGCGTGTTATGCCTGCCTTGAGACAGACACCAAGGTGTGGGTTGTCTCCAAAACGTACGACCTGGCGCGTAAGGTGTGGAACTACCTGGTGCCGATGATGGAAAAGCTGATGCCGGGCCGCAACGTGGTTATCAACGAGTCAACGCTGACGATGAAGTTCCCGTGGGGCGCCATGCTGGAGTGCAAGTCTGCTGACCACGAGGCCAGCCTGATAGGTGAAGGCGTTGACCTGCTGATAGTTGATGAAGCCGCGGAGCTTAAGGAACGCGTCTGGCAGCAGCGTCTCAGCCCGACGTTAAGGGACCGCAAGGGTAGTGTCGTGTTCATCTCAACACCGTTAGGGCGTAACTGGTTGTATGACTTATTTATAAAGGGGCAGAAGCGAGAGGACGGTTTTTGGAGCATCCGTTTCCCGTCGTGGGCTAACACGTTTGTCTATGACGAGGCGGAGCGTGAGTTGGCGGAGAGTCAGTTAGACCGCGTTAGTTTTCTCGCGCAGCACGAGGCGGAGTTTGTGTCATATGCCAATATGGTGTATGACGACTTCAGCAGAGAAGTCCACGTCAGGCCGGTGCCTGACCTTGAGGGTTGGTCAATCACGTTATCGGTTGACCCTGGCTACAACGGCGCGTGCGCCATGCTCTGGATAGCGCACAACCGTGTCTCGTCGGAGGATTTTGTCATCCGTGAGATAGTTCAGCCTAAAATGGTTTACGCTGACGTATTGGAGGCGATAGAGCGTTATGAACCCGCAGAGGGGTATGAAGCCTTCGTCTGCGATATCGCGGGGCGTGCCACTTCGCAGGAGACGGGTACGAGTTTCGTACGCTGGATGCAGGCGCAGGAGTATTTTAGGCGTACGCGGCAGACGTGGCAGAGTGTCCCGTCGCGCATCTTCGACGACCTGCAGCTAGTGCGCTCACGTCTTCGTAATGCTAAAGGAGAGGTGCGCCTCTATATAGCACCGGAGTGCTACGAGTTGATATATGCCATGGAGAACTACGGCTATCCCGACAGCCAATCATCGGAACTACCCGTGAAGGACGGCCGGACTGACCATCCCGCGGATGCGTTGCGCTACTATATCAAGTGGCGCCACCGTGGTGCGGTTACGGCACAAAGCATGAAGAAGGTGTGAGTATGAGTTACTTTCTGGCGCCTGACCTATCTTACGAGGCGTTGATGCGCCTTCTCACGCAGGTTGACCGCCGGCCGCTGCAGGAGATTGAGCGTGCGTCACTGCTTTATGACAACAACACGGAGCCAGTGATAACCGGTGCGATGAACTCGAGTGACGTTGCTAGCCGCAAGCGCTGCTGGCTCCCTGTCGCGTTGACTTCAGTCATCGTTGATAAGATTGCCACGGCACTCTACGGCCGCGGTGTGCGGCGTACTAGTGGCGATGAAGAGCTTGATGCAATACTAGCCCCCACGTGGCGCGATATGGGCCGCGTGATGCTGCGCGTTTCTAAAGTAGCCAGCCTGGCTAAAAACGACGTCATCGGCATTGGGATTCGCTATCCCGGTGCGGTTAAGTATTATGACTACGGGGCTGGCAATTCCGTGCCCATACTCGACCCGGAGGACCCGCACGGGAAACCAATCGGGGTGATACACGAGTACTTCTCTGATACGCGTGACGTTGACACTCAGGTGCAGGACTCTCTGCGCGGGCATAAGACGGTTAAGCATATCACTGAGGTTGTGACGCGTCATCAGCGTGACGGTGCTGGCGATATCATCGCCCCGGGCATACACGTGCTCTTCGAGGACGGCAAACGCGTCCCGCTGGCTGACGGTGGATACAACGTGTTGGGTGATTTCCTCGGCTGCGTCTTCTGGAGGGGTGCTGACCACCCCGATGATGCCCACGGCAGGTCTGACGTGATACCGCTTATCAAGATGCTTGACGGGTTGAACGACCTTATCTGCACGGCGGGGGAGAAGATAATCTGGAACGTGCACTCGCCGATAGTGACTAATATCAACGTCGAGCCGGGTTCGTTGAGATACGCCCCCGGGGAGATGTGGACTATTGCCGGAGGGCTTGGCTCGGGGGAGTTCTTCAAGCGCCTCGAGTCTGACCCCAGCATAACGCCAGTGATGGAGTTGGTCAACTTCATCGTCAATATGATACACGAAACCTCGCGCGTGCCTAGTGTGGCGACGGGCGACCTTGAGCATATCGGCAATCTATCAAGCGGCAGGGCTTTTGAGATTGCCATGATACCGATGTCGGACTTGATGAAGGAGAAGGAGGCCGTGGCGCGCGAGCAGGAGATTGACCTGATGGGTGAGTCAATCGCGGCGCTAGCGTATTACGGTTATCTCCCTCCCGGGTGGACTATCCCGAGCGCCTACGGCGAGTGGGAGGAGCCCTACGCGGCACGCATCATGGAGCAGACCAATCAGGCGTCGATACAATTCGAGCCGGTGTCTTATCCAGTTGACCGCAGCGTGTTGATTTCCGGCCTCGTGCAGGGCGTTAATAACGGCGTGATGAGCCGCGAAGAGGCCGTGAGCGCATTGCATCCCGGGTGGAGTGCTGATGCGGTTCAGAGTGAACTTGACGCAATCAGTGAACCCTCGGGTCCAATAACTGTTTAAGTCAATAGTAGCGTCCGGTGGGGCGCACAACTCGGAGGTTGTCAGTGGACAATACAGCAGAACCCGGTGCCGTTGTCGAGAGTCCTGAGCCTATCTGGAAGAGAAGGGGTTTCGATTCCGATGAGGCCATGGACCGAGCGTTCGTAGCAGTGAAGGATGACCTTAAGGCGTTGAAAGCCAAGGCCAAGTCCCTGGAGGAGAGGGCGGCCAAGGCTGACGAGTATGAGAAGGTGCAGAACGAGAAGGCTCGGGCTGAGATGTCGGAGCTTGACCGTGCTAAAGCCCTCGTCGAGGAGTTGACGCGCAAGGTCGCATCTCACGAGGCTGATATCGCCAAGAGAGATAAGGCGCTGCTATACGAGCGCATGGTATCCAGCAAGATGTCCGGGGTGCCCGAGGCGGAGGCGAAGCTACTGCGGAGACTATACGACGCGGAGGCGTTGAAGGGCTTCGACACCGCTGAAGAGCTACAAGAGCGTCTGGATGCCGTTTTAGCAGACTGGCAAGCCTCCAAGCCAGTGCCGCAGCAGGGTAATGAAGGCTTCTTCAAGAGGCCGGCTGCTCCAGGAGCAGTTACGCCGCCTCCTCCGGCCGACCGCACTGGGCAGTTTGACGAGGCGAAGTTTGAAGAGCTTCGCCGGAAAACCATGAAGCCCCCACTGGGCTTGAAAAACAAGTAAAGGAGAAGGATAGTGGCCTGGACCCCTAGTTCCAGATGGTCTGCCGGCGGCACGGGTAGCGTGTTGCGGCCTGACTACTGGGTTCCCGCTATTGAGGAGCAGCTCCCGCTGTACTCCGTCTGGTCGCAGTTTCTCGGCCAGACCTACGGTGGAGTTGAAATCAGCGGCCCCGGCATGGGCAGGCACTTCAAGCTAACCAGCGTTGGTGACCTGACTGTTGTCTCTACGGCTCTAACTGAGGGCACTGAGGTCCCGGCCGAGAACTCTACCGCGCTGTCTCAGGTGACTGGTACACTTAAAGAGTACGGCAAGGCAGAGGTTATCGCCAACTTCGCCGATTGGGTTTCGAGTGTTGATATGCAGGCTGCGTCTGCCATCTCGCTCGCCAAGAACGCGATGAAGTCCCGCGACAAGCTCATAGGTGACACGTTCCTCGCCACCACCAACTACTTCGCGTGCACTAACGGCTCGACGATTGTCAAGAACGGCTCCGGCACTCTTGGCACCGCCCCGCTGAACTCGACGCACGTGAGGAAGATTGCCGATGAGCTTCGCAGGATGGGTGTTGAGCCCTTCGAGGACGGCCTATATCGCTGGGTCGGCACTCCTGGGATGTTCGAGACCCTTAAGGCGGAGGTTGCCAATCAGGCAGCCTATCTCGGCAGGGATTCTATCTATGCCTTCGGGCAGGTTATGGTCTTCGGCGGTTTCAGCTTTATCGAAGAGGTGGGCTCGGCCACTTCGACGACTTATGGCGGAACCGGTGCCGGAACTACCGTTGTCTTCGGGCGCAATGCAGTCTACGGATACGACAACTTCCTGCGCCCCGACCTGATAACCTACTACGCTGACGCCGGTCAGGACTTCGGTCGTGTCGGCAAGGCTGGTTGGTATGCCGTTGCTGGCTACGTCAGGCCGGTGGATGGCACGGCTAACGGCCGTGTCTGGAATGTCTATCACGCGGGCTGATAGGCGCTAGACCCTAGCAGGCAGAGGGGGCTCGAGTCAATCTCGGGCCCCTGATGCTTTCATGGGCAAAATGAACCTTAACCCCGTTAAGTTGTTATAGCCTATAGAGGGTTCTCTCCCCATCTAAAGCGAGGTATCAATGCGAAAAGACGTACTGCTGGGCGTGTCAGTCTACAATGAAGCCGGTCGGGTTAAGCCATGGCTTGAGCATTGGACGGGGCTGGTTGATGATATCGTCATCATTGACCAGGACTCCGCTGACGGCACGCTAACGGAGATTAAGGAGTTCATCGCGGGTTACACCGGTGAGTGTAACGTCGACCTATTCCGCGCGCCAACGCTGGGCATGTGCGAGCCGGTATTTAACGCGATAAGCCCCATGGCTGCGCAGGCAGGTAAATGGATGCTCAAGCTTGACGTTGACGAGTGGTTAAGCGCCGCCGAGCTTGATAAGCTGATGGCTATCGCAATGCGTGCGTTTAAGGAGCACCAGGTAACCACGGTTATCACTCCGCGCGTCAATCTAGTTGACGGCGTGAACGTTGCGCGTGCGACGGAGACTGACCCCGAGGGGTTGGACTATCAGATACGCCTCAGCCGTGATAACGCATTGGTGTTTAGCTATAACCCACACACCTATCCCGCAGTGCGCGGGAAATGGGTCATCGCGCGTGACGTTGCGATTGAGCATCGCCGCACCTTTAGTCAGGTAGTTGAGGCTAACATTAAGCGCTCGCGGTTTCTCCCGCAGGCCACCGTTGATGCGCAGATGGGTTTTATCAACCGCGTGGCTGCGATATTGGGTTTGTCTGATGAAGACGTTGCCGGCGAGGTGAAGAAGCATGGCTAGGAAAAAGCGCGCGCTTAAGTCTGAGCCGTTTCTTATTAAGCGTTGGGGCGGGTTGGGCGACTTGATGTTCTGCACGCCGGTCATCAGGCGGCTATCTCTGATGGGCTACTCCGTTCACGTGGCAACCACGCCGGAGGCGCTGCCACTTCTCGAGAACAACCCGCACGTCACGAAGGCGTGGGGGCAGAGCCGCGGCGGGCCTATCGGGTTTATAGATGACAAGTATCCGTCTGATTTAACGGAGTATGACGGCTATGCGATGCCGACGCTGGGCAGCCTGGGTCAATACTACGCCGGTGATGGCAGCATCTATCCCTTCAACGCCGTTGACTATTATCAGGTGATTGAAGTCAACTCCCCGCACGCCTTAACGTGGGCTTCGCAGAACTCTGACTTTATCAACGCCTATGACCTGCACTTCTCGTGGGCGCATATCGACCCCTGCCGAGTTCCGGCTCACGAGCGCAGGCCGCTTTACTATCCGACACGCCCGGAGTTGGAGTGGGCGGCGGGTGTCTTAAGGGATTTCCCGCGTCCGGTTATCATGCTGCAGCCCTATGCGAGTGCGCCACCGCGGACGCTTTATCGTGTGACTGATATGCTCGATGTGCTTAAGGAGCTTGACAACGTCACCGTATTGCTCTGGGAGCCTGCCCAGGGAGCCGAGCGGCGTGGCAATTGGCGCGTCATGTTCAGCGTACTCAACGGAGAGACGAACCCCGTCAACGCACTCCTGCCATGGCCTGATAGCATCACGCCGCATGATATCCGCGCGACTGCAGCGCTGATTACACGGGCTGACCTGCTGGTTAGTGCTGATACGTGTGTGTCCCACCTGGCCGAGGCGGTGCGCACGCTGCATCTGACGTGCTACACTACCGTCCCCGCGTGGACGCGTAGCCGTGATTATGAATACGAGTTCACCGTCGAGTCAACCTACAGGCGCAATAAGAAGACCGGCGAGTTGTGTAAATGCTGCTCCGTCGCGAGTGATTGCCTGCTTAAGTCACGTCAGGCCTTTAAAGCGCTATCTAAACGCGAGCTTGAGTTGTTGTCCCTGCTTAACGACGAGGCACGCGAGGCCGATGATATACCCAAGCTCCCGCCGGTTGAGCTCAATCACAAGCAGCCTCACGAGTATTTCGGGACTACCCCACACGCCCTGGCGGAGGAGGTTAATAGCACCCTCGGCAAACTAGCCTCTCTGCGTCATGGTGAAGCTCCGTGCTCGGCAAGTATAGACCTGGCGCGTGTTTTAACGGATACGCTTAACAGCGAGCGCTTCGCGACTAGGGAGGCAAAATGACGCCGATAGTGTACGTTATTGCCACCGCTGATGCAGCCCGCCTACGGGCCGTGTTGGATAGCCTGGTTGCCGTTGAAACCGTGCACGTGATTGACAATACCGACGGCGGGTTGAGCGTTGAAGAATATCCCAACGCCATCAACGGAGGACGCTCCGGCACCACGCGTGCCATTAACGCCGCATTGAGACACTTCACCGCCACTTATGATGCAGAACACTGCCCGGTGATACTCCACGACGCCTTTATCCCCGAGGCGGGGTGTGTTGACGTATTGACTGCGGAGATTGCCTCCGGGGCCGGTCTAGCCGCCCCCATGCAGGTCAAGGAGAGCAATCCCTCAATAGTTGCCTGCGGTGGTTACGGGGTGGGCTATCCCATGGCGCAATGCTTAACCGGCATGCGCGGCGCTGATAATATAGTGAGAGACACCCCGAGGTGGGTATCACTGTTAGCCGTCGCCCTCCATCCAGGCATGCTCTGTGAGGTGGGCATGCTTGACGAGTGGCTCGTTGAGTTTTACGCAGACGTTGATTACTGCCTGCGCGCAACGGCAGCCTCCTGGCCGATTGTCTTCAACCCCGCAGCGGTAGTTACGCGTGAAGAGCGGCGCCCGACCGGAAGCGAAACTGCGCAACGCCGTGTCGGGCGGCAGCTTATGCTTGACCGCTGGTATTTTGACCACAAGTGGGGCGAGGGAGCAATCCGGGGCGTCAGCTAGTCCTTCGCGCCAAACCGTGAACCATAGGGCCTGCTTATTGTTTATCTCAATAGGCGGGCCCTGCCCATATCATACGGGAGACTACATGCCTAAGTATTGCACGGTAGAAGACGCCGTCGTGTTCTACGAGGACTTCGCGTCACTCGTCGGGACTGACGCTGATGCTATCATAACTGCCGCTAGTGATTGGGTGCAGGCCACGCTGCTTGACTCTCACGGGCCGGTATTTGCCGAGAGCGGGACTACTTATCCCTTCTGGATTCGCAAGGCCGCCGCGTTGGAGAGTGTCTATCTAGGGCTTAAGCGGCGCATGGAGCAGGGGCAGACCTCTAGCTCCGGCTTTTGGAACAAGTTTCACGAAGACGCCGAGGAGATACTCCGCGGGGTTGCTGATGGCAAACACGTTATCCAGGTACACGACACTGCAGAGTGGGAGCGCGGCATTGCCCCGGCGGTGGGCGTTGATAACGGCACCGTCACGGCTCCGGTATACGGGTTATGCTTCTCCAACTCTGAAGTGCCCAATCAGTGGTTCCTCGGAGACTATCCGCGCACCTTCGTTGTTGAGATTGACGGCACAGGGAGTAAGATAAGCACGCAGACGTTCCGCTGGCAATACAAGCATGACGAGGGTTGGGTTGAAGAGGGTGTCCCGTTGAGTAAATCATGGACACCGCTAGCGCTGGGTGCTTATATCAGATTCGTTGACGCCGCACCGTTTGTTGCCGGCATGCGTTGGGAGATAGCGTGTCATCCCAATCAGGGGCGCGCTAGCCACGGGCCGGGTGCTAAATCGCATCAATTGGTGATGACGCGATGATAATTGGTTTTGAAGAGCTGCCCAGTCACCTATCAAGCGTGGCGTCTCATCTTAAGCCTGACGAGCTCTTTAGGCTTCTCAAGGATGAGCTCGAGCCGTGTTTTCGCGATGCGTGGGAGCGCAGGTTTGCCACGCAGTCCAATGCAGACGGCTCGCCGTGGAGCAGTGACTTGATAGACACCGGCGAGTTATACTCGTCACTACGCGTCACGGTGACAAGGGACGGCATCTCTGCAGGCCCCGGAGGGCAGCGCAACGTTGACGTTGCCGGTTATCAAGAAGAGCGCGGCAATAGCGTCGGTGGCGTTGACGATGAGCTTGACGAGCAGATTGCCACCGCGCTTGACAACTGGATGGGACGCGCCTTCGAGGGGAGATTCTAGTGGCATCGTGGAGCATTAACGACGCCGGGCATCGGCTAGGAGCGGCAATAATGACCGCCGATGAAGCTCCGCAGCTTTATCTAGTTGTCCCAAAGGACTACGGCAATCAGCAGCCGGCTAGTGCTAGCAGCTATTGGGTCAATATCGAGCAGGTTGAGGAGTATCGTGAGGCGGAGACTGCCAACTCTTATCTCCAGCACTTCACGCTTGAGGTGTGGGTTTGGGTGTCAACGCCTGAGCGCATAGAGAACGCCGCGGAGGTTATAGCCTCCAAGCTGCGCTCTATATACGACGCTCTCGAGTATAATAGCCTGGGCGGCTTCGCGCGGACCGCCCTGGATAACGAGTCCCTAGGCCGCGCTAAGTACGTGAAGGGGCCGGTATCGACAAACGCTCGTTACGGCGCTCACTTCACCGTGAAGATAGCAACCCAGGTAACCGTAGGAGGATAGCGTGTCTAAAGCATTATCTGGATGGCAGGCGCGCGTGGTCTACTCGCCGGAGGTTTCTATTGGCACTCCAGTAACCCCTGCGGTGCTATGGAACTCCACCGAGTCTGACTCGCTAGGTTTTGGCGAAGCTCCCATTGATATGATGGAGGCCTTCACGGGAGCGCGTGGCGCGTTGAGTAGACAGCTCCGCACGGGTGTATACGAGCCCGGGGGAGAACTCGGCGCGGCCCCTATCTACCTTGATGCCGACTCCAATCACTTCCTTGAGTTTAGCTATCGGTTTTTCCAGAAGGTGACCCGCACTCCGGTAGGGACTGGTGGGCTATACAACTATACCTTCTCGCCGATAGACACTCAACCCGACGGGGCGGCAATCAAGTCTCTGACGGTGCTTAAGGACACCGCCATGGGAACTGGTAAGTGTCAGCGGTTCACCGGCGCGATAATCTCGGCTATTAACTATAGTTGGGACTTCGGCGGCGCTATCATGCAAACGCCCACGCTGATGGCTCTTAAGGGCGAGGATAACGCAACGGCCCCGGGCCCCATCGCGCCACCCGAGGCGGGTTATCTGCAGGCACCCAACATGGCAGTCACCTTTAACGGTGATACTATCCACCCCGTAAGCTGGAGCATCAAGCTCGACTCCAACGTGGACGGCGTGACAGGACCGTCGACTGACGCGTTCCGCACCTTCAGCTTCGGCCAGGCTACGGGTGAGGTTGAGCTTAAAGTGTGGCGTGACGATGACTTCTACGCCCGCTACGTAGCCCCCTACGAGGCAATGGAGATGGGCACGCTGATAATCACCGCCAGCGTGGACACCTCTTATGGTGAGCACGTTGATGACTCACCCTTCACTGCCACTTGGACGGTTAACACGCGCGCCAAGGCACGCCCCGAGCTTGGGCTATCGCGCGGGGAGATGACTGATACCGTTAAGCTAGACGTTGTCTTCGACGCCTATCCGACACTGGTGGTCAGCTCCGAGCGCAGCGCTGCGTTGTCGTAACACGCGGAGGCGCTGATATGGGAATCAAAGCCGGCTGGCAGTCCGCGCTGTCTTTCGCCTACGAGTACAATCTCGGCAACCCGGGGACTTCTCCGACCTACTCCCTATGGCCCTCGGACGAGCCTGATGCACTGACTCTCGGTGAGACGCCTATCGTGCGACGGCCTATCTACGGACACGCACTGGACAGGGCCGGACTCTTCGTGCGTGCCACGCAGGCACCGGGAGGAGCTATCGGCGCAGTCCCTATGGGTTTCAAGGACGACGGCTACCACTGGCCGCTCTTGTACCTGATGCGAAACCACTTTCAGCATAGCCTGAAATCCACGGACGCCCTCGGGATTACGCAGAACTTCTATGCGCAGGATACCGCGCAGCCTACGCGCTGGTCGGGGTACTCAATGGTGCGTGATTGGAACGTCACGGAGCTAACGTCCTTCACGGGCGGAGTGATAGATACCCTCGTAATTTCGTGGGCGCAGGCTAAACCGTGCGTGATGCTCAAACCGACCCTGAAGTTCCTCTCCGGGGCATCAGGAGTCCAGCCCGTGTCTATACAGTCCTCCCCCTCGGTCTTCCGCCCCGTGGTTTCAGGTAATATCGGCGTGTACCTCGCAGGCACCGCAATACACCCGGCGGGCTTTACTATCACGAGTAAGCGGAATATCATAGACCAGGTGAGTCCGTCAACCGCAGGCAGACAGGGCTTCGCTCTCGGTAACTATCAGTGTGATATCCAGTTACAGATGTGGATTGACGATGACTTCTTTAGCCGGTTTCAGGACACCTTCGCGACCGGAGCGGTGCAGAAGTTGGAGTTCTTCTTCGACGCCCCGGGAGACACACCTCCCCCGACGGGTTATCACAACTGCACGATAACCACGTTCGTTACTCCGCAGAACTTCGCACCCATGAACTTGAAGAAGGGCGCGGGTATCGAGACCGTGAATCTCTCGTGTGTGAGCACACCACCCCCGGCCAGCGAGGTGCCGATTACGGTGTCTGTCCGCACGCTCTGCGACCAATCGCAGATATAATTTCAATAAGAGGAGGGCACCCGCTACCTCGCCGGGTGATAGGGGGCGCCCGCCCCCTCCCTCCTTAAACACTAGCGAGGTGAATGCGAGGAGCCATGCTTAAGACACTTAACCCGCGCCAGACCTATACGTGGTCCCCAGAGTCCGACCCTGATACGGTTTTCGAGTATCGCGCTTACGCGGGGCCAATAGTCCCGCCCTCCAGTGACGTCGGCGATGCTACGCGGTATCTGGTCAAGCAGTTTCTCTCCTACGGCATCGTCTCCGTCACCAATATCGAGATACCCGTTGAGAACAAGGACGGCACGGTGACGATGACTGAGTACGAGAAGTGGGAAGGCTATCCGAAGGTTGACTGGACGGCCATCCTGCCTCCGGCTATTCAGACTTCATTGTGGGTGGAGATAAGCCGTGCGAGTAAGCTTGATAAGTCAGAGGCACGGGATTTAAGTTAACCGCGTGGACTGCCATATTCAGAGACCGCTGGGACTGCAGGAGTTGCACCCGCGGCGCTACTGTCGTCTGTCCATTGCGGGCCGAGAACGCGTACGACTTAGCTGAACCAATAGCCTCTAGAGTTGTTATAGAACATAGAGGGCGCTCTACTCCGCTAGTGTTTTTGCTAGACGCCAACGGGGTATGCCCGAAGTGCTTCATAACGCCGTTCACAACGGAAACCTTCCGCGCACGCACGTGGTGGGAGAACGGTTCACTAGGCATCAACTACACCGAAGCCCCCGAGTGGATTGCCGACGCGTTTTCGATTATATCATCTGAAATCAACGCCGCATCGCGTCTCCAGAGAGAGCTAACCCGCGAGGAAAAGAAGAGGGCGTAATGCCTGATATCACCAACCAGGTAGAGTACGTACTAAAGGTATCCGGCGCCAACGAGGCTGCCGCGGAGATGCAGACCCTCGGCGGGGCTGCGCAACAGGCTGGCGCTAAATCCGACGGGCTAAGCGTCTCCACCGTCGCTCTCGGTTCTGCTCTCGGTGGTTTTGCGCAGCAGGCCGCGAAAGCCGCTATTGACGCTCTCCGACAACTAGTTACGGATGCTATCAACCTGACCGTTAAGATGGATGACCTCGCGGACGCTATGACCTATATCTATAGCAGCGCGGGTCCAGAACTAGTTGCCAGTCTTGATAATATCTCCGAAGCCACCGGCTACGCCCGCTCTGAACTCTACGGTATCTCCCGCGATATCGGTCAGATGATTGTCCCGATGGGCGTGGCCCGTGAAGAAGCTGCGGGGATGGCTAAGGACTTGACGCAGGCGTCTGCGGATACTGCAGCGGCTCTCGGGCTAGAACTCAGCGAAGCCGCCGGGCTGGTCGAGCAGGCCCTACGCGGCTCAACGCGCGGGGCGCGGCAGTTGGGTATCGACCTCTCTGAAGCTGCGATGAACGCCGAACTCGCGGCAATGGGTATCAGCGGCACCGCCTCGTCCGTTGATGAAGCCACGAAGATGCAGGCCCGCTACAACATCATCATGGAGGCCACCGCGCGGTACTCCGGCGCGGCTGCGGCCGAGATGGATACCCTGGAGGGGGCGCAGAGGCAACTCAGTACCGCATACGAGAACATGGCAACGGAGTTGGGGGACACACTCGCGCCGGTGGCAGAAGTCTTTTTGAATCTCCTAACAGAAACGATGCCCGCGATTCAGGGAGTAGCGGAGCTTCTGTCCTATCTGATTGGAGCGGCTCTCATACCTATTACTCCGATAATCACTCTTGTAGTGGAGCTTATAGATTTACTGTGGGACGGCTTCCAACAGCTTGCGAATGCAATAGGACCGCCTATCGACCTGTTTGAAGGACTTGCATACACAACGGGACTTTTTGCTGACGCCGCTCAGGATGCGGCTGACTGGCTTCGTGGACTCCTCGGCATAAATGACCAAACAAACGCCTCGCTTAAGTCCACAGAGGAGATTCTTAACGAAGTTTACGTCCAGCAAGGTTCTTTCAAAACTCAGATTCAAGAAATGACGATGGCCGAGTTGATGTACGCTCGGGCTCTCCTCACGCGGTACAATACCATGGGAGCAATGTCACCTATGATAGCCGAACTTGAGACTCAGATGCTTGAACTTCAGGCTTCTATGAATACAGTTGAAGTTCGAGCACCGAGAGAAACCGTTGAAGCAGGGGGGGCCGGGAACACCGAACTCACGGCTGCAGGGGGGGCCGGGAACACCGAACTCACGGCTGAAGAGCGCAAGGCTCAGAATGCCGTCAAGTGGGAGAAGGAGCTTGTCCAGCTTAACCGCGAACGCAAGAGGCTTATGGAGGAGGCCGAACAGGCCCGGCTTGAAGCCCTGCAAGAAGCGTGGGACTTGGAGTCCGAACTCCTTGACCAGATTGCCGAGAAGCAGAACGAACTTCTTGAGCAGCAACAGGAACAGCGAATCGCAGAGGCCGAATCCCGTGCAGAAGAACTCGTGGACCTCGGCGAGGGGATGCTGAACAACATGGACCGGCTTGACGAGTTCGTGACGGACATGATTCGCCGGTGGGCGGAGGACTTGATTAAGGCGTTTGCGGTCCAAACCCTGGCAGATGCCTTCACCGGCGGGCTGGGCGGCAAAATCCTCGGCTTCGCGGGCGGAGGCAAGAGTGGCAAGCTGCTAGGCGGCAAGGGCGTCGGCGGATTCCTCGGGGGCGATAAATGACCTTCAGGTGGGTTTTAGCTAACGGGAGCGCTAAGCTCTGGACGCTCACTCCGCAGGAGGAGCCCACCCGCCCGTGGGATATCACCCGCGAGAGCCAGTCGAGTACCCTGCATAACATTCACGGTGATTACCGTGTGAACACCTTGTGGGAGAAGCGCGTGTTCACCTTCAACTGGCCTGCAGCGTGCGCGACCGTGGACTTGAATATCCGGTCGATGATGAACGTCTATCAGCGCCCGCTCTTCCCCGCAAAAGTCGTCTGGACCACGGACGAGTACGGTCAACTGGATGTAGCACCCCTCCCGGGTAGCTATTCATGCACGGACAGCGGGTACGGTCTCTTCACCGTATCAGCGTCCTTCGCGGAGATGTAGAGCGATGCTGAAGTTCGAGTACGGTGCCGGGCTGGTGTGGAATCCAACGGGCGCGGAACGCCCCTCGACGATGGCCTTTCAAGGGCGGGACGACGGGGTGGTTATACGTTATCGTACCCGCACGGGGGCCATGCACGTGGTGAATGCACGCCCGTCAACGGGCTTCAAGTGCCAATGCACAATAACCTGGAATCAGTGTTCCGACGCCACGCTCGTGAAGATAAAGGCTCTGACGGAGACCGGAAACACCGGGCTCAAGATTTACTGCGAATGGGGGACTTTCCACGCAAAGTACGTCCCCGGGAGCTTCAGTAGCCAGCATTTCCTCGATGATATCAACACGGCTACCCTGAGCTTCCTTGAAGTGGAGAACCCGTAAGAGATGATTAACGAAACCTGGACTGAGAACGTTGAGGGCCTCGCGGGGTGGAACAAGTACGGCTTCTACCTGCTGGACGAGCGTGCCGGGGGCGGGCTTTACAATCGGTTCTCTGCATCGTCTAACGGATTAGAACTCGTCTCCCCACCGAGTGAAGGCTATCACCACCTGCAATACGTCTCGCAGGTATATACTTGGCACCCGCTAACCCCGGACCAGATTGACGGGGAGTACACGCTCAACTATTGGCTGGCGGGCTTAGTCACGGGCAATCGCTGTACCCTTGAGTATCTCGTTGCGTATGACCGCGATACCAAACAATGCTTATGGATTCGGGACACCTTCCGCACGAATGAACGCACCGTCAGGTTTATGACTTCGAGGACTCTTGAACAGCCTACGACAATGTGCTACGGCCCCGACTGGATGGAACAAGGCACTTGGGCGCAGAGCAGCGCGTATCTGAAGGTTAAGCATCTTGGGAACGGGACTTGGCAATGCACCTTCGGAGGTATCAAGGACGGGTCGGCTTTTGAAAAGACCTTCGTTGTCGGCCCGCAAGGGGCGGAGGTTTATACCCCATCCTGCACCCGACACGGGCTGCGAGTTGGTCTCTATGGAGCTTCAACGACCGGGTTGCGCTGGACCGCCTCCAGCTTCTCCTTCCCGTACCGGAACAATGAATGGCAAGCCCCCTCCGAAGTTGCCTACGTCGGCACCTGGTACGACGGGGACACGGAGATGGCCGGGTATCTGCCGCTTGGCGACCGGCTGATAAGCTGTTCTGATATTGTGGACTACGCCTACGAGCCGCTCGAGTTCCGTGGCTGGTCGAGTTCCTGCACACTGTCCCTTGCGGATAGCGATAAGTTCATGCGCGACAACGTACTAGGCCGTCTCGCGGGAGATTACCATCTATTCGGGCGGTTCGTTGTCAAGAAGCAGATAGGCGGCGTCTGGTACACAATGTTCACCGGGATATTGAACGAACAGCCGGAGTACGACTACGAGAGCAATATCGTGAATATCCAGTTGGACTCCGTGCTCAAGGGCTACGAGGACGCTACCTTCGACTACCACAAGCCACCGTTTCAGTTAGGCACGGTAGGCAATTGGGATGCCTCGTTTGCAGACGGAAAACACTGCGTTCGGTATAAATCCGGGAGTTTCCCGGGAGCGCCTATTGTTGCCGCAGGTGACGTTCTCTATCCGCAGGACCATGAAGAGGACACTATCACGGTCAAGGAGGTTATCAACACTATCTCAAGCAGAGGATACCGGTACACGGTCTTCACCATTGAGGAGGCGACCGTGCCGGGGTCTTTTGTCTTCAACGCGATTATCTACGCCCGCCTGACGTGGCCGGACGAGTATTGCATTCAGCAAGTTCTTGAAGACCCCGTGTTGCTCATTCAGGGTATCATGGATAATGCAGGGCTCATTCTCGAAACGGACCCGACAACAACCGGGTGGCTGACTAGCGTATCCAAAAACCTTTTTGAGAAGCTGCCGCGTATTCGCCACGGTGACAACGTTATCGCTACCCTCAACGAGGTTTGCGCGGCATTGAATACCGCGTACACGGTCTCCCACGAAGGGCGCGTGCGGCTCTACTCTCTGGACTGCGTGTCCGCCAATTGTCAAGAAGTTGCCCTGAGTGAACACTACGGGGAGGACTTCAGCATCTCCCTGCTTCAGCCGGTCAACCGCGTGGAGATTGACTACGGCTTCGACGAGAAGGACGGCAGCGGCCCCACGCGGCATCTATCCGTTGAAGTCGGTGAGTATCCTCAACACGTGTCCGACCGCTCGATAAGCACGCGGTTTATCTCCTCGAACATCGGAGCGGCAACGCTCGCGCACCGCGCTGCACGGCGTATCACGGGTGCAGTACCCGTTCTGGTGGTTGAACTCGACGGACGGGAATGGGGACGGATACCGGCGGGGACTTGTGTCATTATCGACGAGGTGGAGGATTATCTCGGTGACGCCGCTCCAGAGAGCGTTCCGTGGATAGTAGCCAACCGCACCTACAAGTGGGCAACCGACACCGTGGTCTTCACTCTTATCTCGAAGGGCGCTGAGCCCGAGTGGGTGACTTGGGGCGATAGCCTTGCGGAGAACTCAGGCAGGAGGTGGTTCTAGTGCCTAACCTGAATCCGAACGGCACGGAAGGCGTTTTCGAGCCCGAATGCTGGTGGGAGCCCGGCGAGAATTTCACGCATAAAAAACTCAACACACTGGCGTACAACACCGAGTACTTCGCGCAACAATACACTCCAATGCTGCACGCAACGCACCGGCTTAAATGCACCCCCAAAACCTCAGGCTCTCCGGTTTACGAATACAGTAACATCATGCAGAGCTATACCTATATGGAGCCGGGCTCCTACACAATTCGCGGGAAAATTACCCTCCAATCAGGCTCCGGCACGCAATTCACCGGGAGAGTGTATCTGGATAATGTCCTGCACGCGAGTTTCAACTCCGGGATAACCTTCACTAAGAATATCACAATAACCGGTGCCCCAAGGTGGTATCTAGTGTCCGTGACGCTGACCCCTGACAACGTAGCCCAAACCCTGCTTCTTGATTACTCAATAGGCTATCGCGGGAGTTTCTGATGGGCGATATAGATATCAAGACCGCGACCTTTACGGCAGGCGGCATGGTCCTCGACGGCTCGGAACAGCTTTCCACCTCCTACGGGGCGTATCTCGCGAATAACACCGGGTGGATACTCGGGCGACCTATCTGCCTGTGGTCGTGCAATATCCCGGTGACAGCAGAAGTCGGGGGCAGCCCGCAGGCCCTACTGGCTGAAGTTGACGTGCCCATCCACAACGGGCAATGGCTTATCTGCTGCTCTTCAGCCGGAGACTTTGGTTCAGGCTATACCGGCTCGTCCCACCCGCATCATTGCCCGAATATCACAATCAACGGAGAGCTGGTAGTGGACGGGCAGAATGAATGGCCCAGCGTTGCGGTCACGCAGCTTTTCACAATAGTGGACAACACCCTGCGGATACTGGTTGAAAAATACACCGCCAACGCAGTGGTCTGCGGGTATATCAATATCCACGGAATCCGGCAGCAGGAGTCCTAGCATGAAGATAAACGACGAAGCCATTAAGACCTACGTCACGCGCGAGATGCTCCCGGAAGCAGGTCGCGGGGACTTGTATTTCCCGCACGGGATAGCAAACAACCTCCAGTTTGCCGCGCAGGAACCGCGCCTGATTTCAACGATGTCGGTGTGGAGGAAAACCGAGTACATTTCGGACTCTTCTAACCGCATTGCCCTATGCAACAGCGAGCCGTGGATATCGCGAGGAATCCACAACCTGACGGTGACGCTAACCGGTTGGTTCTCCTCCACGCGCTGGGAGGCCCGCTACTTGGTCGGCGGGCTGGAGATGATTCATTTCCGGCACGAGTATGGCGAGGCTCTTGACGGGGACGTTGCCAACGATTACGGTAAGGACACCTATAAAGCCTCCTTCACGCGGATGATAGTTTTTGAAAAAGAAGACCCCGGTTGGCAAAAATTAACACTTGAGGTAAGGCTCCCCGCTTATGTAAGTGATGCTGAAAATAGAGTTCCGACCCACCTGGTCTGCTTCACCTACGACACCCCGATGACACCCTCTATATAAAGGCTGGGGCCGCCCCCGACTAGCAAGGACGGCCCCGTTACTCCACTTATAGTCACTCACCGCGGGTTGTCAAGTCTACAGCCCGATGCCGAAGCTTACCCCGGCGTGCAGCCCATCATCCTCGAAGAAACGATAACCCACCTCAAGACCCGCATTAAGCGTGGTATGCACCTGACGCGAGATGCGCACCCCCGCCTGCAGCCAGTCTAATCCGGAGGCGTCAACGCTTAACGTGGGGCCGATATCAAGGCCGATAACGCGCAGCGGTTGATAAGCCGCACCCACCGCGGGCTCGCCGTTAGACGCCAGCTCTCCGTATACACTCCAGCGCAGCCGCGCAGGTTCTATAACAACACGCACGGAGTCGACAAGCACGGCCTGCTCTCCTATTGTCACCACGGCCGAGGTATCTCTCCTCGAGATAGCAACGTCAACGTGTACGGGTAGCGTGTCTCTCGGAGTGTATATCTCGTCAGGCACCCAGCGTCCGTCAACCTCGACGGTAACCTTCTCTGGCATCAGCGGTGCGGGTTTAGGGAGCGATAGAGTCGGCAGCGCTAGCTTAACCGGCCAAGCCCTCGCCGGCAGATGCTCTCGGAAAACCACACCGAGGAGAGCTGCTACCGCGACGGCAGCAATGACAATCAGCGCAGTACGCGTCCGTGCCTTCACAACGCCTCTCCGTAATCATCAGACTCGATAAGTGGCAGTGCGGTTAAGTCATCCGGGCTAAACACCGCGCGGTCGCGATACTCCTCCCGCTTACCTTCATTCCATGACGACACCGGGCGATAGTATCCGACGACGCGTGACCACACCTCGCACGGCACGGCCTTAATATCGCCGTCACCCTTCTTCAAGCTCGTACTCATAATCCTCCCAATCAGGTGGCGCGGGCGGTGGCGTGTATAGTTTCCCCGCGGCGATAATCCAACGGACGGTCAGCTCCCGGTTATATAAGTCTCTAAGAAACGCGCCGAGTCCCGGTTCTGCCTCCGTCATCAAGCAACCTCCCGAATAAGTCAGGCAGCTCTGCGATGATGGTGTGTCCAGCATCGCTCTCGTCATCTTCATAGAAGGTGACGTTGGACAACGCCTTTCCGTCAGTCACGCTGACGCGCGCAGTCTTCATATCAGCACCGTACCGCACCCAGATTGACAACGCCATGGCTTCCTCCAAAAGAAAGGGGACAATTATATAACAAAATCGGAGGGGTTTCGTTCACTCGTGCAACTGCGTGATAGAAAACGTGTTGTGTTTTGACTCAAAACTTGACAGGGGTTAAAAGGCACCTATAATATAGGCGAGTGGGGAAAAGGCCCTGCTCGCAAACAGATAGGAGCCCGAGATGTCAACCTGCGAATGCTGCGACCGGCTGATAGACCCCAGCGACGATTCCCCCTTCTGCCCCATGCACAATCACGTGACTGCTAGGCGAGATGACACGGCGGAGCATGACCGCTCCGCAGAGGAGGCTTATCATGCGTTCTAACGATGAAGAGACTCGTCAACTGCTGGATGCCATGGACGTTTGTGTTGCGCGTGCCGCTCTAGCCCTGGATGAAGCCGAGGCTAAAGAGGCGGGGATTAACCCTGATGACCTAGGGGTTGTTGCCTGCATGTACTGCGGTGCCCCCACGCTAGCTCGTAAGAGCGCGGTATGGGAGGAGGCGGTCTGCCGTCAGTGTAAGCTTCACGAGGCAATCCGTCTCAATGCCGACACCGGCAGGCTACCCCGTGGACGCGTGATGCGCTGCAGGCGTGATGTTAACCGCCGCGCTGGTGCATATAGGCGTTTCAGGGGCAACCTGCGTCCTAGATAAAGCGCATCCACTCAACCTGGGACCCGGGGGTGCAACAGCCTCCGGGTCTCTTTTTATCAGTCACGCCAGGGCAATAGGTATTACCCTCCACGGCAATAGGTATTACCCTCCAGGGTAGGGGGTGTTGCCCTGACTTTTTAGGGTGGCTTAAGCCACCCTTAATCCGCATTTATGACATAACGTGTTGAGGGTTTCAAAGATACGCAATCGCGACAAAAGGTGAGTGATGAAAACCTCACCCTCCCCAAAACACCAATCCGTGCATCTCAATGCAGCACTGCGTTTTGTCAGGGTAATACCCTAGCCGGGCTTGTGATGCGTTTTGTGGTTATTTAACCACGGGTGGGTGTCCTACACGCGGAAATAGCTAAAACCTCAAATACGGGCTCTCAGGGGCCAATGCGGGGATTTTAACCCAATCGGGCGGGTATACCCGGGAGATATCAGACGCGGGGGTGTTTTCTGGTTAAGGGTGGACTTGTGCGGCGGCCGGGTCGGTGGCAATCAAGCCGTGGTGGGAGGCCGGGCTCGGAAATTTGACACGCCTGCGGGGGCGACTATACTATTGCTGAACGGGGAGGTGAATGATGCTTAAACTGATGCGGGAGCGGGAACTAGGACTTGACAAATCGCGTTATTGTACTATAATAAGGGCAAGGAGGAGAGATGAACCTTTCGGCTTCTAAATTGTTTATAGAGCAGAGGGGTTATCAGTCAACCGATGGCAATTCAACCCAGAGAGGGAGAACCATGACCGGATATCCGGCTACGCGCACGGTAGTTGACATGGCGGAGGTCAACATCACCGGTAACGTCATTCCGCATGCGTGGTATAAGAACGTCACGTTCCCTAGCGGGAAACCCAATCTCAACGCTATCATCATCCTAGCGGAGATTGTCTATTGGTATAGGCCCGTTGAGGTGCGCGATGAAGCCACCGGCGAGTTTAAGGGCTACACCCAGCGCTTCAAGGCTGATAAGCTGCAGCGCAGCTATCAGAGCTTCGCAGACCAGTTCGGTATCTCGAAGAAGCAGGTGCGTGAAGCCATGGATACCCTCGAGGAACTCGGGGTAGTCTCCCGGGAGTTGAGGAACATCTCCACGGACGAGGGACTAACACTCTCTAACGTTTTGTTCATCGGCATCAACGTTGAAGCCCTGAAAACCCTGAGCGCGCAAGTTGTTGATACTGTAAGCCAAGGTAATAGGTATTACCCTGCAGGGCATGACCTATTACCTTCCAGGGCAATACCTATTGCCCCCCAGGGTGACACGTATACAGAGAGTACTACAGAGAATACTACAGAGATTATTATTAAGCGCGAGCAAAAAAATCTGGTTAAGGGGAAAGCAACAGGAGAGGCGAGCGCTGAACCGGTAGAACCAGTCGAGGGTGCGCTGGCACCTGCCAGCTCTGACAAGGATAGCAACAATTCTAGTAAGAGAGAAGCTGCAGAAGCAGCAGAGCTGCAGGAGAAGGAGGACGAGCCTTTTGAAGGCCGCCTTACGGCGGCCGGGACTAAACAATTTTTCTTTTCTAACCAGACTGACCGGTCTAATGACAATCATCGGGCCGCAGATGAGCCAGAGAGTTTTATCGCGGCGTCGCCGGAAATTGCCGCTGAAGTTTCTGCCGCGCCGCGTTATGGGTTTTCCGTCGCAACTCCCCCGGAGATAATCAATCACAACGAAGACGACACGGCCTCCCGCGAGTTGGTTGATGCTTATCTGGATAAATGCCGCGAGAGGTTTTCGTCGCGCGCAGGTGGTGGGCGTGGTGACGCGGAGCGTCCTGGGGAGTTTGACGTTGAGCTTGAGATGGTGATGGGTCAGATACACTCTTCATATAAGGAAGCGCGTCACGCGCAGGTCAACTCGGTTATCAACCGTTGGCGCAAGGTGTTGCCGGAGATAGCCGCGCAGGCGGCTGATAGGCTCAACACCTCGCGGGTACTCGTGATGCGTGCGCTAGCCATGCGGATGCGTGACGAAGACTGGTCAGAGGCTTTTGAGAAGACGTACTGGAGCTCGCCGGAGTTTCTCCGTGGTGATTGGGACAAGTTTATCAATCAGTGGAACATCAACGAGGTGCGCCCGCGTGTTTCGGAGGAGACGATAGCGTGTCGCCGGTTTTACAACAACCTTGAGGAGCTGACGCGCACGTACGGGATAGACTATACCGTCACGGCCAATGCTATCCGCGAGCGTGGTTATGACAAGCTGCTTGACATAACGGCGGCGGAGTAGCATGGTGTATCAGGGGGAGTCGACTTGCTTTTTTACAATTGTCGACTATAATAGTCTTGAGCGGGTAGATGAGGCTTATTTCACGGGAGGCGAGGAGATGGCAAAAGGCAACTGGCTGACTGACCTAGCGATAGGGCGGAGCACGGAGAGCGTCATAGCCGGGATACTAGTTGAGGCGGGCTTGCGCGTGATGGCGGGGCCGAATACTTATGCCTACGATATGGCGGTAGGCATCCCTGGGTTGCGTTGTCATCTCCTTGAGGTTAAGGATGAGAGCAACTACGCCTCCAGCCCCAATCTCTGCCTTGAGTTTCACGCCGGGGAGGATGAACACCCCTCGGGGATTTACACCACGGAGGCCAATCTTCAGGTCCACGTCTTCGGTGAGCAGTGTTATCTCTTTAAGACGCAGCCGATGCGCAATTTCCTGCATGACAAGCTCCACGAGGGCACTTATGAGATTAAGAGATTCCGCAACGGTGATAACAAGGTTGCCGGCGTGCTAGTGCCCAAGGCTGATATCGCATCGCAACCGTGGTGCGACGTAATTGAGCTTGAGCGCCTCGCCGAGAGCAATCTCTGGAGGGAGTGACGTGCTGAGCTATCAGGCTAACTACGTTGATGCGTTGCGCGATGCCGTTGAGGCATTGAGCAGCCCGCGGGTGACTGATATCGTCGTGGCGCTGCTAGCGGCTATACAGCGTGATGCCACGATATACGTCTGCGGCAATGGCGGGAGTGCCTCCATGGCTGACCACTTCGTGATTGACCTTATGAAGCTGGCCGGGCATAGCCGTGTTCAATCGTTATCATCCAACACTGCCGTCTTAACGGCAACGGCCAATGACGCTAGTTACGCCGATATCTTCACGGCGCAACTGCGCAATGCGGAGCCTGGTGACGTGTTGATAGCAATCAGCTCGAGTGGGAGGAGTGAAAACGTTTTGCGTGCCGCGAGGTTAATGGTCAACGCTGGCGGGGTAGTCATTGGCATCTCGGGACGTATGCCGTGGGAGAACAATCAACTGTTAAACCTCTCCAGTCTGCGCCTTGATATACCGTCAGACGACACGCAGATAATAGAAGACGTGACCGGGAGTGTACTGCATCTCCTGGCGCGCGCAACGGGCGCCATAAGAGGCGTAGAGGTGTGAAGTGAGAATACTCGTAGTCGGAGACGTTATGCTTGACCGCTACATCATCGGGCGCTACACGCGCAAATCGCCCGAGGCTGACGTGCCCATCATACTAGTCCCGCGTGGCGGGCCCACTTCGCGTTTAGGCGGGGCCGCCAACGTCGCGAGGGCGTGTCGCATACTTGGCGCAAAGCACGTTGACTTATGGGGTAACGTTGGTGGAGACACTGCCGGGGCGTCAATAATGCTCAAGCTGACTAAATCGGGTGTCAATCCCAGCGGGTTGATGACCAATCTCAAGCGGACGATAGTAAAGACGCGCGTGCTAGCGGGCACGCAGCAGGTTTGCCGTGTTGATGAAGAGGATATCGGCGTTGACGTGCAATACTCACGTGGGCAGCTCGGGCGGCTTTTTAATCTAGCCAGTGAAGCAGACCGCATTGTGGTGTCTGACTATAATAAGGGCTGCATTACCGAGGCCGTGATGGCCGTTCTCGAGCCGTTTGCGGAGCGTGTGTATATAGACCCCAAACCGGTTCATCGTGCGCTTTACGGGCATTGTGCGGTCATTAAGCCCAATGCCGAAGAGGTATACATGATGGCCCCCGCTCCCACACACGCGGAGAGTGCCATGGCATTGCGTGACGCGCTAGGCGTTAGTGTTGTTGCCACGAGCGGCTATGCCGGTGCGGTATTGGCCGAGCTGGGTGCTGCCACGCCGCGGTTTTATAGCGGGCACGAGGTTGAAACCGTTGATGCGATAGGCGCTGGTGATATCTTCATGGCTGCGTTGGCGGTTTGCGAGAAGCCGCTAGTCGATGCTGTTGATTACGCCAACCGTACGGCTGCGTTGTCGACTACCCAGCCGTTTACGTATTGCCCAGGTGAGAGCAATGAAGCGTGATGATTTTGATAAGCAGTTGACGCGCAACTATCGCGCGTTATTGAAGAAGTGCTACCATCTGACTGGCAACCGTGAAGACGCGGCTGACCTGGCGGGTGAAGCCGTTGTGAAAGCCCTTGAGGCTCGTGACACGTTTAACGGAGACAATATGCGCGGGTGGTTAACCACGATAGCGCGCAATCTCTATATCAACGCCGCTAAGATGCGCAAGCTGGTTGTGGTTGACGCTTTTGACGGGGAGCTGCCCGAGGATGGGCTTAACGTTCTAGCCCCGCGTGGCGAGGGCGCGTGTACGAGTGATGCCTACGAGCGCGCGGTTGATGCCCTCCCGGCAATCTATCGCGAGGTGTTTTCGCTCTCGGAGGATGGCTGGCGGATGCGTGATATAGCCGTCCATCTAGAGATACCGCTCGGTACGGTTAAGAGCCGTCTGCACAACGCGCGTAAAAAGCTGCGGGAGCTGCTATGACAAGAGAAATCCTATGCGGAGATAGTGCTGCGGTGATGGGGTCCCTGCCGGAGGCATCGGTTGATGCCGTTGTAACCGACCCGCCGTACGGGATTAATATCAAGGGCAAAGCCTGGGATAGTGGAGTGCCTGGTGCGGAGGCGTGGGCGGAGTGTCTGCGCGTACTGAAGCCGGGCGGACACTGCTTGGCTTTTGCAGTGCCGCGTGAGTATCACAACCTAGCCGCGGCTATTGTCGCTGCTGGGTTTGATATCCGTGACGTGTGGAAGTGAGGAGTCAGTATG